TCCTACAAGAGGTTCGATGCTATATCATCCATGGGACTATCAAAAAAGACTAATTGAAACTTATCACAAATATCGTTATTCGATTAGTCTAATGCCTAGGCAAACAGGTAAGTCTACTAGTGCTGCCGGGTATCTATTATGGTATGCTATGTTCGTGCCAGACAGTACTATTCTTATTGCGGCGCACAAGTATACTGGTGCTCAGGAAATAATGCAGCGTATACGATATGCGTATGAAAATTGTCCCGATCATATCAAAGCGGGAGTAACAACATATAACAAGGGTTCGTTAGATTTTGAAAACGGATCTCGTATTGTATCAGCAACAACGACTGAAAATACAGGTCGTGGTATGTCTATCACACTATTATACTTAGACGAATTTGCGTTCGTTAGACCTACCATAGCACAGGAGTTCTGGACTTCTATCACCCCAACATTAGCGACAGGTGGTAAAGCTATTATAACATCTACCCCAAACAGTGACGAAGACCAGTTTGCTTTAATCTGGAAGCAAGCCAACAAGTGTGAAGATGAATATGGAAATACAACTGAATTGGGTGTGAATGGTTTCAGAGCATATAGAGCATACTGGCAAGAACATCCTGAGCGTGATGAAAAATGGGCCGAACAAATGAAAGCCCAGTTGGGTGATGATAGATTTAGACGAGAAATTGGTTGTGAATTTATTATTGCTGACGAAACATTAATTGCTCCTAGCGTACTAGTAGACTTAGAAGGAATAGAACCTACATTTAGACAAGGGCAAATACGTTGGTACAAAAAACCTGAGAAAGGAAATGTTTACGTTGTAGCACTAGATCCTGCTGTAGGTACCGGTGGAGACAATGCCGCTATACAAATATATGAAGCGAATACTACGACACAAGTTGGTGAGTGGAAACACAATCAAACAGACATTCCTAAACAGATTAAGTTAATAGCACAAATAAACAAATATATTGTTGAGTGTACCGGTGAACCCGATAACTTATACTATTCAGTTGAAGTTAACGGGGTAGGGGAGGCGGCTTTAGTATCTCTAAATGAGTACGGTTATCAGAACATTCCGGGAATATTTTTAAGTGAACCGGGAAAGAAAAAACGTGGGTTCAACACTACAAACAAGAGTAAATTAACAGCTTGTGCTAAATTTAAAACGCTCGTAGAGAGTAGAAAGCTAAAAATCAATAGTAGAAGTCTGGTATCAGAACTAAAGAATTTTGTTGCTTTGGGCGGCAGTTATGAAGCAAAAATAGGCGAAACTGATGACTTAGTGACTTCAAGTTTACTAATTGTAAGGATTTTACAGCAATTAAGCGATTTTAATTACGATTTAGACCAGCATATCAGAGACCACGATGAAATCATAGAACCTTTGCCCTTCTTTGCGGTCCTGGGATAATTGATAAATAATTAATTAGAGACCAAGATTATGCCAGTAAACCAAGAATCACTTAACAAAGAATTATACGGAATTTTGAAAAGTCGCGGATATAGACCTGACATGTATACTAGTGCCGGGAAAAAAGTAGCTATTCCTGATGAGGCAGAAGTTTTTCAGTTTGATTTTATAAAAGACGGAACCAACTATGGAAAGGTCCATGTAACAATAGACGGACTACATCGTTTAGTAATTTACTATGGTGATGATGTGGAGAGCAGCCCTAAGGCAGATTCCCATGATAGTCAAAGTTTTAGTAGTTTGTTACAGCACATGAAACGTTGGGCAAAGAATAAACAACTTGGTTTCGAATTAAGTGACCAAGACGATTTAGAAGCAGATATGGCAAAGCGTGAACATAATAAAAGAGAAGGACTCAATGAGGGATATTACCCATTGGGTAAAATGAAATCATACAGTGACAATGTACCAACTACTAAAATTATTTTACAACATAATCGTCAGATTGAAGAAGGCGAACAAAGATATCGCAATATCGCTAAAATATTTGTAGAAAATATCAACGGCGAACGTTTCTTATTACCTACCACTAAGCCAGGGTTAGCTAGAGTTTACGCAAGACATGTTGCTGAGGGCGGTACCCCCTACGATGAAAGAGGGCAACATATTACCAGTCTTTGTGAAGAATATGGTAAAATGGCAGGATTTGTTCGTGCTACGAAAAATAAACAATTTAATGAATCTGCCCAGCCAATATTAGAAGCTGGTATGAACCATTACAATAACTTGCGTGAAACATTACACAAGATGGCGGGTAAACGTGGCTACAGAGAATATTTTGAAAATTATAAGCCCTCATTACTAGAAGATGAAGGATCAATTGACTTAAGCGAGATGTTTACGCAGACCACTATTGATCCTAGAATTGAAAGTGTAATGCCTATACTAAGCAAATTAACTAAGAACATTACAGAAGCAGAAGTTTCTGAGGTAAAAGAACTAGAAGAATGGGCATCCGGTGTACTTGAATCTTCCATACAAGCAAACACCGAAAAGCAAAGATATGAACAGGGTGCTAGGGATGTTTTAAAGGGAGCAGACTTTGACCACATCGCTAGAATTAGAAAGTTAGATCCAGAAATATTACGCAAGCATGTTGACTATGCTTGGGGAAAAGTAAATTCAGGTGAGTATAAATTAAATCGTCCTAACTTAGAAGAAGGTGAACCTGGTGATCTAGAACATGAGTTAGAAAAGCAAGAGTACGAACGTGATAAAAAACGTGACGATGAGGCTGAAAAAGAATTAAACAAAGATGTTAAAGAAGTAGCAGTACATAGACCAGGTGAGTATCACAGTCCAGCAACGCAAGCAATCACACGTAGAATACTAATGACCAGAACAGATTTATTAGCGAAATACGGTCCTGAAAAAGTAGGTCAAGCAATTGATGAAATCGCTGACGGTGTAGGTGACGTTGAAGAAATCGGTACTAGTGATGTTAGTGGTTGGGTAAGACAAGTAGAAGGATTGCTCTCGGGCATGAATGAATCAGAAAAAATCGGAGGACTCTATGATCCAGATGATTTTGATGATATGGTACTCAGAGTTAAGAAAAAAGCCAAAGAACAAGAAAAAAAGAAGCCAGTTGACTTAGCCGATTTGGCTCGCAGATTACAGGCTGCGATGAAGAAAGATGAAAAAGAACAACCTGTTAAAGAAGCTGGTCCAGCAGGTAAGCCCGGTGATTATTTTGATGCTGAACAAAAAGTGTCTACTGGACCTATACTAGGTAACAAGTTGCAATCACAAAAGGGACTTCGTGGCAAATTAGTAGGCGAGAGTGAAGAAGTATTAGACAGAATTAAAAAACTTTCAGGATTAGAAAAATGAAAGAATTAAAGATATTAGAATCCTGGGCAGATAGTATTATTGCTGAACGCATTGAAGATCGTCCATTGGCTAGAAGTCAGGATATCCAATATCAGGCTTCACGTATGTTCCCCGACAGAAGTCCAGAACAAGCATTACAGTTATTTGTTTCAAACAAAATGGCTGATAACGAAAAAATGGACTTTGAACAAAATAAATTAATCAATGCCACAAAACGTGAAAACGAAAAATTACGTAGGTCGTTGGGAGATTTGGCCAATGAGTTATCGACCCACGAACGAACAGCGGCAGATACCGAACGTGAAGTTCAACGTCTACGTGATTTAAGCGCAAAATTAAAACCAGCCGGCGAACTCCAACAACAATTAGTAAAGGCATCACAAGAAGAAATTACTAGAATGCTTGCTGATTTGAACGCTGTAAAAGAAAAACAAAACTCTGATCCAGAAGCTATACAACGTTTAGAAAAAGAAATACAAAAGGCACAGCAAGGTCAAAAGACTCAGGACGAGTTAAAAAAATTAGCCGCAACTTTAGCCTCAGCAAAAAATAGCGATGGTATCTCTAACGAAGAACTTATAGCTCGCCTAGAAAAAACAGAAAAAGAAACATCTGAAAAAGGCGAGATACTATCCCAGTTAGAAAAAACTCAACAAGAGTTAATGGCTAAAGAAAAACGATTCCAAAAGAGTTTGGCTAACAACGCTCAAAAAATAGAAAAATGGGGCAACAAGTTCAAAGAGTTAGATACACAAATTTCAGGATTAGAAAATAGAGCGGAAGAAGTTATACAGCGTTTAGATGGCGCCAATGATGATGCTGAGGACAAAATTAATAGATTGACTCAACTAATATATAGATTGAATCCTGATGTAAGACAACAAGCAGGTTCAGAATTAGACGAACCGATATCACAGGCATCTAATACAGTAGACCAAGACGAGGTTCAATCTACTTGGGCAAAATCTGCGAATGAGCCTTTCAGTCTAGACCCAGATGATACAGACATATCTGAACCTGTTGCTAAAACTAATCCTGAGGATGAAATAGATAGCATAACTGATTTATTAAATAAACCAAGAAAGCTAGGTGAGAGTATGCAAGAAGATAAGATAGAACAAAAAATTATACCGGCATTGGTCAATATTTATAAACACAGATATCCAGAAGATTTAAATCAGTGGTCCGAAGAGCAACTATTAGAAATCATAAGAAGAACAATAGATGGTGGATTACTAATTTATGTAGGTGAAATTACCAATGATAGAATTTACGCATATTTGGAAAGAGCACGCCGTTGGTTAAGAAAAACAAAACCCGTTAATCCTGAGTTTCCTGAAATGGATGATGAGATTGGTGGTAAGGTTCCATTAAGACAACAAATTCCTAGACAAAGAATTACCGGACCAGCCATACCTCGTATCAGAACTGACAAAATAAGTGAATCATTATTGACCCATTATGAATCTATGTTGAAAAAATTATCCGGTGGTTGGTAAACAAAAACCTCACAAAAAAGTGAGGTTTCCCACATCTGGGATAAATACTATTGACGTTAGTAATAAGATTTGCTAAACTTACTACAAGCGTTAGTTACACATAGGGTGTAGCGACAACTTAAACAGAGACCATCTCAATTTTATAAGGAAATATATTATGGCATCTTTAGCAGAAATTCGTGCCCGTATTGCGGCACAAGAAAACAAGTCAAACAACAAGGGTTCTGGAACCCAATCTGATAACGCAATCTATCCCCACTGGAACATGGACGAAGGTACAACTGCTACTATTCGCTTCCTTCCTGACGCAAACGGCAGTAATGTCTTTTTCTGGGTAGAACGTCAAATCATTAAGCTACCCTTCAACGGTGTTAAAGGTGACGCTAATATGAAGCGTGTTGAAGTTCAAGTTCCTTGCGTTGAAATGTATGGTGACAACTGCCCTATTCTAGCAGAAGTTCGTCCTTGGTATAAGGATGAAAGTTTGAAAGAAATGGCAAACAAATATTGGAAGAAGCGTAGTTATCTATTCCAAGGTTTTGTTCGGCAGAATCCAATTGGAGATGATAAAACTCCTAGTAACCCAATTCGCAGATTCATTATCAGCCCTCAAATCTTTTCCATTATCAAGTCTAGCTTGATGGATCCTGAAATGGAAGAATTGCCAACTGACTTTGTTCGTGGTGTTGACTTCAACGTTAAGAAGACCAGCAAAGGCGGGTACGCTGATTACAGCACAAGTAATTGGGCACGTAAAGAAAGTCCTCTAACTGAGGCAGAACAACAAGCTATTGAAGCACATGGTTTGTTTAATCTAACAGATTTCTTACCCAAGAAACCTAATGAAGCAGAACTACGCATTATCAAAGAAATGTTTGAAGCAAGCGTAGATGGTCGTCCCTATGATGTAGAACGTTGGGGACAATACTATCGTCCATATGGTCTAGAAGCCCCTGCAGGCTCGACAGCGGATACAACATCAGCCACTACCTCTAAGGCTAGCCAGGCACCCGCAACTGCGCCCGTAGCAGAGTCTACACCCCCATTTGATGTAGAAGAACCAGAAACAGCATCTGCTCCTATTCAAGTTCCTAAGTCTACTCCAAGCGGTGACAAAGCACAAGACATTCTAGCAATGATTCGTGCCCGTCAAAATAAAACTGCCTAATTGGTAGGGGGAGGAAACTCCCCTATAGTCAAAGGAGAATACCATGACACTACCAGACGAAAGATACCGTGCTCTAAAGCAAGGTAAAAAACTATTGGAAGAATTATGCGATCCTGGCAAAACTCCTAGAGTACCCAGCATCGTCCGTGACAGAGCAAGAGGGGCACTACGTCATTTCCCAAGCGATTACGAATTGGATAGAATGGCAGAGAAATGTCCCGACTTACTAGACAAAGAGCCATTTAGTGTGTACACTAATGGACTAATAAACAGGTAAATAAGATAGGAGAACAAATTGGTAAAACCATTTGATGTTTCTAAATTTAGAAAAGAAATTACAAAAAGTATTGAAGGATTGAGCATTGGATTTAACGACCCCACAGACTGGGTATCTACAGGAAATTACGCCCTTAATTATCTCATTAGCGGTGATTTTGCTAAGGGTGTACCACTGGGTAAGGTTACTGTATTCGCTGGCGAAAGTGGTTCAGGAAAGTCTTACATTTGCTCAGGAAATCTGGTTCGACATGCACAACAACAAGGTATCTTTGTGGTACTCGTTGACACAGAAAATGCGCTTGACGAAGACTGGCTCCATAATCTGGGAGTTGATACATCCGAAGAAAAACTATTAAAACTGAATATGGCTATGATTGATGATGTTGCTAAGACAATTAGCGAATTTATGAAATCATACAAAACTCTTCCCCCAGAAGATAAGCCTAAAGTTTTGTTCATTATTGATAGTCTTGGTATGTTGTTGACACCAACTGACGTTAATCAGTTCGAAGCAGGTGATATGAAAGGTGACATGGGTCGCAAACCTAAAGCACTTACTGCACTAGTTCGTAACTGTGTTAACATGTTCGGTAGTCATAATGTTGGTTTAGTCGCAACTAATCACACATACGCATCACAAGATATGTTTGACCCCGATGATAAAATCAGTGGTGGTCAAGGCTTTATCTATGCTTCAAGTATTGTTGTTGCTATGCGTAAACTCAAACTTAAAGAAGATGAAGATGGCAACAAGGTATCTGATGTGCGAGGTATACGTTCAGCTTGTAAGGTTATGAAAACTCGTTACGCAAAGCCTTTTGAATCTGTTCAAGTTAAGATTCCTTATGAAACAGGTATGAATCCATATTCCGGTCTACTTGACTTGTTTGAGAGTGAAGGTCTGTTGACTAAAGAAGGAAATCGACTCTCATACACAACAATGGATGGTGAAATTCTTAAATTCTTCCGTAAAGGTTGGGAATCAAACGAGAATGGATGCTTGGATACCGTGATGAAAGAGTTTAGTGAAAAACCTAAAAATAAGATAAGTACTGACGAACCCGTAGAGGAGGGGTCAGAATAATGAGTTTAGGTTTAATTTCAGAAGTTTGGGAAGCATTGCGTGAACATATCGATTTGAACGAGAGAGGTTCAGCGGCAGATACTCTAGTTAATTTTTTGATTGACAACAATTATGAGATTGATGATATCAAAGATGAGTTTAGAGATAAGGACATTACCTTAGCACTAAAGGGTTATGCCGAGGAAAACTTCCCAGAAGAAGAATATGAAGAATACGATGATGAAGACCAAGATGATTGGGATTAAATGAACTGGTATACCCGAATATCACAAGACCTTTCTGTGATACCGGACTTCATATCACATTATGAAGGCGAGTTAATTCCCGCAAAAAATGATGTGAAAATATATGGCAATGTTGAAAAGAACATTGCCAATTTACCCGGTCTTACGGAACACCGTTTCAATCAATTACAAGAGATTGAGGCTGTACTGAACTACCTCAATATTCAACTTCGGAAAATTCGCCGAAAACATTTTCAAAAATACCTAGAGGCGTATAATAGAGCATTGACGAGCCGTGATGCGGAAAAATATGTAGACGGCGAACAAGAAGTCATTGACTTTGAAACCATAATCAATGAAGTTGCCCTGCTAAGAAATAAATGGTTGGGTATAATGAAAGGTTTAGAAGCTAAACAATGGCAAATGGGTCATATTGTTAGACTACGAACAGCAGGAATGGAAGACATTACAATATGAAATATCAAGGACAAGGACTGAAACAATTTACTGGACATCAATCTATGAATTATAATTCTTCTATTGCTGGACAAGCACAAACTATTACTTTAACTGGGGCAGTGGGTTCGTCAAGCACCTCTAATATGTCATTACATACTCCCTCACCCACATTGACAATAGGATCAGGTTTGAATATCAATACCATAAGTCTACATAGCTTGGATGAGATTGTTAATCAACATCCTGAAATTAAAAAATATGAAATCTATGAAAGCCCGGAAGATATTTTGGCTTTGAGCGTAACTTGGAAAAGGCTACGTGACAAAAAAGAATCATCTGGGATTCACTCAGTACTACATAAAAGCCTATTTGACAAAATCACAACTGAGGATAGAACTCAAGCCGATGCTATTCGTGATTATTATAGTAAAAAAATTATGATGATTAAATTGAAGGATGAGCGCCGTATGACTCCATTCAGGGAAGATTTAATCAAGGTAATTAATAGTGATGGTAAAATGGTTAAAGAAAATCTTTTAGGGATGATTTACTATCTACCAGAATTTTACAATTATGATTGTGATATTGATTATGTAAAAAGTTGTGTCACTATAAATCAAAATTTTAAAAAACTAGATGAAGAAAGAAAACCACATTCATTAAATTTAGTTTGTAATCTTACTCCAGTAAAACATGTTTTCAAAAATCGCAAGCGTGTAAAATCTAGTCAATACTGGTTACGTGATGATACATTAAATGCTGGTATTTTAGTTTCACTATCTACAGATAACCCATTAGAGCATATTTGGAATCATTTATTTAATACTGAAAAAGTATTAAAAATTGAAGGTAGATATACTAGAATGAAAATGGATGATTTTGAATACTTTAGTATCGATAAGTGGAAGTTGGTACAAGGTTGACAATAAATCGTTTTGGGCATATAATACATGTATTGAATGACAAAACGGAGTCGCAAATTGCGTAATCAAAAAGTTCTCAAATTGGAACAAGCCATCAATACTCTGGAATACGCAAAGTACCAGATCAAGGAAGCCCTAGGTGATACTGATGCTTATCACATGTCCGCTAACCAGATTGACGACCTGATTGAGGATATCAATGCTGATCTGGAATATCTGAGTCAAGCCCAATATCAGCGCGGTTGACAATAAATGGGTTTGGTGCTATAATACTTGTATTGACAGTTAACTAACGGAGCAAAAATGTCGTCTATTCGTGTTCTTTCTGGTTCTTATCGTAATCAACCCGTCGTCAACCAGACTTTCAATCTGGTCAAGGGTTTTCAGACTGGTAAAAAAGGTAACTATGTTACTGTAAAGAACGAAGGTCATTTTGCTGTCAACATTTCTGAGGTCAAAATTAAGGTTGATAGCATCGAGGACATTCAATTTATCAATGGAGAGGCAGTGTCTAATACTGTAGAATTTAAAACTAAACCCGAAGTCGCTACTGAGTCCGATGACCAAGCGATGGATCGTATCGCTAATCGTTTTCAGGTCCTTGATGAAATGTCCAAGGCTTGTATCAGTGGTGACATTCGTGCTATGATTGTCGCAGGACCCCCGGGCGTAGGTAAGAGTTATGGTGTCGAGCGACAAATGGAAAAGGCAAGCATGTTTGACAAACTTGCTGGCAAGCGTGTTCGCTATGAAGTGGTCAAAGGTGCTATGACTGCTTTGGGTCTGTACGCACAACTGTACAAGTATTCCGATGCCAAGAACGTTCTGGTGTTTGATGACTGCGATAGCGTTTTTGTTGACGACCTCGCACTTAACATTCTCAAGGCTGCTCTGGACTCCGGCAAGACCCGCAAAATTTGCTGGAATAGTGATAGTCGCTTGTTGCGTGACGAAGGTATTCCTAACAGTTTCACCTTCAATGGTTCGTGCATCTTTATCACAAACCTGAAATTTGAAAACCTCAAGTCTAAGAAGCTCCAAGATCACCTCGAGGCTCTCCAATCTCGTTGTCACTTTCTTGACCTGACTATCAACAGCGACCGTGACAAACTGTTGCGTATCAAGCAAGTTCACCGTGATAGCAACCTGTTTGCTGATTATGGTTTCGCAAACAATGAAGCCGAAGAAATCATGGACTTCATGTGGACCAATCGTAGCCGTCTGCGTGAAATCAGCCTTCGTATGTGTTTGAAAATTGCTGATCTGGTTAAGATTAGCAACAATTGGAAATCGCTTGCTGAGGCGACTTGTATGAAATCTGCGTAAATTATTACGCACTACAAAAGGAGACTTAGGTCTCCTTTTTTTGCCTTTATATTTGACTGTCAGTAAACATAAGTAATATAATAATAGAATGTTAAAAGTGAAGCCAAAAACTAAGGAGCAAACAATATTTTTTCTTGTTTCTAATATAAGTTTAGGAACATATGATAAGAAGTTTCTAACCAATTTAGAGACTATGAATGTTACCTTAGGAAAACCACTGACCACAAATCAAGCGGATTTATTGGATAAAATAATACTGCGTTATTCTAGGCAACTTAGAAAATTAGAGATAGATTCAGATGAATTGATATCGTTACCATGGACTACACAGCCTATTCTAAGTAGTCCACAATTCACTGAGGTACATTTATTCTTGGTAGATGACGAAATCATTTTACGTAGTCCCTACAAAAAAGACTTTGTAAAAGAATTTAGGACACTAGACATTTCTACAACATGGGTACATGGTGACAAGTTTTGGAGAATGCCAGCCAATACCTTCACATTCAGGGAAGTGAAAAAATGTGTCGAGAAGCATTATACCAAAGTTAATTATTGTGATGCTCTACAGGAGTTTCTATCACAGTTAGATATCTATAACGACACCCATTGCTGGAACCCTACACTCTATTGTATAAACGGAAATCAAATAATAGGAGGTATTACCGAAACATTATTTGAAGCAATCAAAGACATTCCCAATGATTGGACTCTTAGTAGCTTGTTTAGATTAACGAGGTATGGCATACAAATAGATGATTCTGTAATAGATATGTACTTGGAGAAATATGATAAGGCAGAGGTGGACTTTGCCTTAGAAGATAATCCTAGAATTGAAAAGGATGACAATTCTATCGTCAGTAAACTTGTTTCAATAAAACCTGATTTAGTTGTTTTCTCAGTTAGCACATCGGCTAGAGTCCGCCCGAATATTCCTGCTGCCGAAATCAGAAGTAATTTGGAAAAGAATAATATTAAATGTATGGATTCAAATATATCTGAGGTAATTGATATTGGTACAAGTAAATTTCCAGTATACATTACAAGTGGTATACCCTTCACTAACTTGCTTCCTAGAAAAGTAGCAAAGGTAGTATCACTAGTAAATAGTAATCCGATAGATATAAAATGAAAGAATGTAAATTAATCATCAAAGATGAAGTCAATGTAAAGATTGAAGGTCTAGAACTCAGCGACCGAAAAACATTGATGAAAATGTTTGAGTATGAAAAACCCGGGGCAAGATATTTGCCAAGTGTCCGATTAGGTCGGTGGAATGGTAAGGTAAGCTATTTTAGTTTAGGTGGCTCTACTTATGTGAATTTGCTACCCGAAATTCTTCCCTTGCTAGACCAAGCAGGTTATGACATTCAACTAGAAGACCTTAGAGAATATACTACAACATTTAGCTTTCAAGAAATAAAAGAAGATAGTTTTGCCGCACATGTATGGCCTGATAAACATCCTAAAGCAGGTGAGCCTGTTATGTTGCGTGATTATCAGATTGAGATTATCAACAACTTTTTAAAGAACCCACAAGCATTACAAGAGATTGCTACAGGCGCCGGCAAAACTATTATGACTGCCGCACTTAGTTATTCAGTAGAAGCATATGGTCGTTCAATCGTTATCGTACCCAATAAGGACCTAGTAACACAAACAGAACGTGATTACATCAACGTGGGTCTAGACGTAGGTGTCTACTTTGGTGATCGAAAAGAATATGGTAAAACGCATACCATCTGTACATGGCAGAGTTTAGGTAACATGCTAAAGAAAACAAAGGCAGGAGAAGCTGATATTTCCATAGGCGAGTTTTTAGAAGGTGTAGTATGCGTGATGGTGGATGAAGTACACATGGCTAAAGCTGATGTGTTAAAAGAGTTATTATCCGGTGTCATGAGTAATATCCCAATTCGTTGGGGACTAACTGGTACTATTCCAAAAGCAGAGTTTGACTACAAAGCAATTTTTGTTTCATTAGGTCCTGTAATTAATAGGCTTAAAGCAAGTGAATTACAAGACAGGGGTGTTCTTGCTAACTGTCATGTAAACATTGTACAACTTAAAGATGATGTAGAGTTTACAAACTATCAAAGCGAACTAAAACATCTATTAGAGGATAAAAAACGTTTAGATACGATTGCTGAATTGATTTTAAAAATCAAAGATACAGGCAACACTCTTATATTAGTTGACCGTGTTAACGCAGGAAAAGAACTTATAGAACGATTACCCAATGCTGTGTTCATATCAGGTGAAACTAATTTAACTGAGAGAAAAGAAGAATATGATGAAGTGGCAACAGCGAATAACAAAATTATTGTCGCAACCTATGGTGTCGCGGCTGTTGGTATTAATATACCTCGCATCTTTAACTTGGTTCTTTTGGAGCCTGGCAAATCGTTTGTCCGAGTTATTCAGTCAATAGGTCGTGGCATCAGAAAAGCGGAAGACAAGGATTTTGTCCAAATCTGGGACATAACAAGTACTTGTAAGTTTGCTAAACGTCACTTGACACAAAGAAAAGCATATTATAAAGAAGCCAACTACCCATTTGATTTGGAAAAGTTGACATACTGAACAAATTGTGATAACATATTACTATGAGAATTTTAACATTAGACAATCACTATTATAATTTAGAAACGCTACCAGAAGAAGTAGATGATTTGCGTTTTGCTATTCTTGACAATTCAAACCCTCAGAATGTTGACTATCATTATATTCCATTAATTTTCTTAGAGAGTTTCAATAGTCCTGCTTTAGTATTGCGTATAGGAGATCGTACTATCAAGATGCCTGTAGACTGGCAAATCTTAATTGGTGAACCAGAGATAGGCGACTTAGAGACACTACCATTAACAAGTATAAATGACAGGGGCTTTAAAGCATTTGAATTTAATCCATTGTCTGCTTTTAGACCTAGCTTTCAAGATATAGAAATAATAGATATATACCATGATGTTACGTGGTATGCTCCTAGGTTAAAGAACGGACAATTTTTGTGTGTTCCTATTGACGATGAAGAAAAACCTAGATGTGTGTATTTCGTAAAAGAGATTAGTAGAAATTGTGAAATCGTAGACTATCAACAGGCTTGGTAATGGCAACTAAGAAATCAACACCTACAGATGAAAAGTTTGAACAACAAGACTTTGAGTTGTTTCCGGCTCTAGCGGCACTAGATAAAAAAGATTATTTCTATTTTGACAAACTAACAGAAGAACAACAAAAGAAGTTTGTGCCTTTTATGATGACACAGTGGATGAGTCAGATTAAAGATAACGGTGGCGTTCAGGGTTATTATGTGCGTAGCGTAGATTATTATGCTAATCAACACTTGTTCAATGAAAATGTAATTAAGCATCCTAAGTTACAATGGATGATGTTGTGTGCTAGCAGTCCTGGGCTAGGATCTAAACGTCATCAATGGATACCGCAAATAAGCAAATCAGTAAGGTCTCTTAAAGAAAAGGCAACACATAAAGAAATTAATGAATACTTTTCTAAAGTTTATCCTAAAGCAAGTAGCGATGACTTAGAAGCAATCACTGATGCTTATGTAACAGAACAGCGTAAAAAAGTATATCTAGCAAAAGAATACCCGGAGCTTAAGCATAGCGACATTGATTTATTGGCACAGTTAGTCACAGAAGAAGATATTGAAAAATATGAAAAAGGACGAGGCAACTAATTCAACATATAGTTGTGAATTTTGTAATCGCAAATTTGTAAGAGAAAAAACACTACTTACACATATTTGTGAAACAAAACATCGTTGGCTAGAAAAAGATAGACGCGGAAATCAGATAGGGTTTCAAACCTATGTACAGTTTTATAAAAAGCATTCTGCGGCTAAAAAAGAAAAGACATACGAAGAATTCATAAAGAGTCCTTACTATATTGCCTTTGTAAAATTTGGTAATTACTGTATTGGTACAAACGTAGTAAACGTAAATCGATACGTTAATTGGTTGTTGAAAGACAATATAAAACTAGATAACTGGGCACAAGATTCTAACTACACAAAATTTTTAATTGAGTATTTGAGAAACGAAGATCCATTTGATGCCATTGCCAGAAGTGTAGAGTACTGTATGGAATTAGCGGAGCAAGATAGGATACAAATACATGATGTTTTGAGGTATGGGAACCCGAATAGAATATGTTATGGTATAACAACTGGTAAAATAAGCCCATGGATGTTGTATTGTAGTGATAGCGGCACCCAGTTCTTAGATAACTTAAATCCGGATCATGTTAAAATAGTAATTGATTACATCGATCCAGAACAATGGGCATTGAAATTTCATCGTGAACCAGACTTACGAAACAAAATCAAAGACACACTTAGAGAAGCCGGTTACTAAAGTTAAAATCAACTGGCGTGACGGACGAGGCTCTGTTTCAGAATGGAATGAAATATGTGCCTGGGCTATAGATACGTATGGATTACCGGGAAGCAAATACGAATGGCATCCGTATGAAGAATACATGGAGTTTAATTTCTATGACGAAAAAGATGCTATTTATTTTGTCTTAAGGTGGTCATGAAGTTCGAATTCAATCAAGGCGTACCCAGAGAATGTGTTAAATGGTTATGGGACAATATAGGTCCAGGAAACGTTATGCATTTAGGAAGCTATTCCAATATCCGTGAAGAACGAAATGAAAATGATATTTGGTTCTATAAACGTATGACGTATGAAATACCTAGTAATGACCCATCAAAAGATTCGGGCACAAGGCATGTTCCTACTATTTTTATAGAGGATGAAAAGAAAGCGATGTTGTTTGCGTTGAGGTGGTTATAGTGTTAGGTCCTGAATGGAAATACCATATCACTATCATTGAACCTGATTGGAGTATAGTTCAAGATTGGTGTAGTTGTTATATCGGAGATTTTGATAAAGATTGGTATAAGTTAGGCATTGATCCATTAATGTGGATAAATGGGGATACTAGAAGCACATGGTTCTTTAAAGAAGAAAAACATGTAATTTTATTTAAGTTGAGGTGGTGTTGATAGAAGTAAAACTATTGGATATCTCAGTAAATGAGATTATGGACATCGTTAGGGATGTACGATTAAAAGGCTACGTTCAAGGTATAGACTTTGACTTTACATACCATCCACCCAAATTTGATAGTTTTTCCGGCGATGCAGTGTATAATAGAAGTGTAGTTTTTACGTTTTATAAAGAAGAATTAGCGACATGGTTCAGTCTGATATATCGTTGATAGATAACATAGTTAAAGAAAAACTTGATGAAATGACAAGAAGCATTGACAATGACGTTATGCGAGCCTGCTTAGTTGATGGTGGATGGACTGAAGTAGAATATTATTATACAGGGCGTGAACATTCTGTTGATGTTTTAAATTGGATTGAGGCTAATGTAAAAGAAAAACAGTGGATGCGTTTGAATAGTTACTTTGTATTCCGTAAGAAAAAAGATGCTGAGTGGTTCATTTTGAGGTGGCTATGAGGTATTTCAATAAAAAATATTGGCCTTATCAAGTTAGATTAGATACACAAGTCATTGATAAAGAGTGTACCATACAAGATTTAGAGCGTTGGTGTTATAAAAATCTCAAAACTCAAGAGTGGCGTAACGATATTTGGTACTTTGCATTCAAGCGTGAACAAGACTATACCTTCTTTATGTTGAGGTGGTTATAAGTGGAATATACTATCATTGAAAATGGAGCAGATTGTTATCCTTGGCGAGAAGTGTTTGTCTGGTGGCCATGGGCCACTACTATAACAGGAAAAAGAATCTTTTGGCAGAAAGCGTATAAACGTAAAGTATGGGTAGTGTGGGGCAAAGGCTTTCATATGGAACCTGAAGTACAATACGCTACAGCATTTGATTTGTTAGTATATGACAATAAGTATAAATCTTAAACATGGTCTGAATCCAGAATACGAACAATGGCTGGCAAAGAATATAGGGCCCAGATTACACTACATACACAATAGTATAGGTGGCGAAGGCTGGATTGCTAAACATGAATGGGAACCTAACATGGTGAATAAACGTTGGACATTGACTTTTCAAGATGAACGCTATGCTACTTTCTTTTTACTTAAATTTCCACAAGGATAATGTATGGCAATTACTGAAGAATTAGGCTCATTTCACCCCGTTATCGAATATGTAGATGTAGTTCGTAAAAATAACGATTACGCAAGTAAAAAACAATACGTAGTAGAAAACAAAGATTCAATAGAACACATTAAATGGTGTCGTAGAAACTTCGGTGAACGAGGAGATGGTTGGGATTTCGCTGGTTCTGGGAAAAGTCTCACTATCTTTATTTGGTCAAATAAGTTACAATTTATGTATGAAATGTGGCAGAGATAATGGCAAATGATATAATGATTGACCTAGAAACACTTGACACGACACCTTATTGTGTGATTCTAACAATAGGTGCTGTTAGGTTCGATCCTAGAGGTCAGGGAGTAGTAGAAAGATTAGAATTACGTCCTACAATTGAGGATCAAACAGAAATTCATAATAGGGTGATTAATGAAGATACACTACGATGGTGGGGAGAACAGAGCCCTGAGGCACTTGAAGAAGCATTGGGAGACAGGGGACGTACATCATTTAGAGAATGCATGGAGACCCTTTATAAGTTCTGTTGGAATCGCCGTGCTGTGTGGTCTAATGGTGCGGCGTTTGATATTGTAGCCTGTGAAACGGGAATGCGTCAAACACTTACTGAATATCCTAATCCTATACCCTGGCCCTTTTATACAGTAAGAGACACACGAACACTATACGAAATAGCAGGTGTCAAATTAAAAGATGGCGGGCATACAACTACACACAAAGCCGTAGAAGATGCTGAACGTCAAGCAATTGTTGTACAGCAAGGTTATATGAAATTAATAAAAGCAGGTTTAGCAGAAAGATGAAATTCAATAGTGATATTGACATTGACTTTGGCAATCGTGACGAGATATTAAAACATATCCGTCATATTCCTGCCGCTATGCGTAATGTAAATCCTATTAGAAAACATTCTACGGGTATCTATGTGACAGATGTTCCATACGATAGTATCAATAGTATGGCCAACATTGATTACAACGAAGCGGAACAACGAGGATATTTAAAACTAGATTTTTTGAATGTACACGTATACGAAAAGGTAAAAGATGAAATCCATCTTATAGAATTGATGGATGAACCAGACTGGGATAAACTTAAAGAACGTGAGTTCGTAGAAAAATTAATACACTTGGGAAATCACTATGATAGAATTCAGCGTATGCCCGAACCTATAAATAGTATTCCTAGATTAGCTATGTTCTTAGCTGTTATTCGCCCCGGTAAAAAACACTTGATTGGGCTTCCTTGGCACGAGGTTTCAAAAACTGTATGGGAGAAGGGAACCGACGGTTATAGTTTTAAGAAAAGTCACGCAATAGCGTATGCTCATCTAGTCGTAGTCCATATGAATTTGTTAAATTCAGGACATTCGTTTAACGAGAGTGATTGATTTTCTTTTAGATTTACGTTTGCTTAGTTCTAGCATACTGCAAACAGGACCATGTAAAATTGTTAGACTTTTGTTATTGAATGTTCTTATGTAGGGTCTGAATAAGTCCCATTCTTCCTTCAAGAACATATTAATGGGAACCAATCTATTTGATTCCCACCACCAAGTATCTCCTAATTCTAAAAATCTTTCACGTAATATCTGATCCACTATAGAACCATAATCGTATATAGTGGTGACAATATCATCACGGTTTTGGACTATTCCTACATAATCCTGGCCGGCGTAAGAACAAACTGTGATGAACGGATGATTTTCTGCTAGTTTTTTAAAAAAATCGTTATTAACCATAAAGCGTACTAGTACACGGTTTATTTATCTAATTCGGTATCCCAATATATTTTTATAAATACAATAAAGGAGCCAAGTGTGTACTCAACAAGTGTTTATTTATATACCCAAAGACAGCATGTTGTGGTGCTCAGTGGAAACTCGCCTAGGAGGTATCAACTAGTGTACGCAAAGACTTTAACAATAAACAAGGGTGTAGATAATAAAATACAATTTCAGTTCTTAAATCAGGAACAAAAACCTGTAAATATTACCGCACAAACAACGTTCCCTAATCAAATAACATTTAGACTAATAAGTGAAGATGGCCAAAGAACCTTGCTACAAAAAGCATTGACTCCTACTTTAGTTTTAAATGGATTAGCAGAGTTAATTGTAACTTCGGCTGAAATTGAAGAAATAGATGTTCAATTTTGTAGTTATAGCCTAGAAACTTCTGCTGCCGGATTAGATTTACCGGTATTTGTAGATAGCGAAGCCGGAGCGAGAGGATCTATTAGAGTAGTCAACAGTGTTCTTCCTAGTTTCGTGCCCGCAGTAGACGTAACGATACCATCGCACCCATTACCAAATAGTAATACGGTTACATATACAAGCAGTATTCTTTATACTAATGATAGCCCTTTATTAAGCATTCAAACATGGCTAAGCAACTATTCGGGAAATGTTACAGTACAAGGTTCTGTAACACAGTCTCAATGGTATACCATTCAAAATAATACTTATTTGGATGCGACTTTATCAGACGGTTACATGGTAGAAGGATTTCATCCATATGTCCGATTAGAGTTTACCAGCACTCAGGGTAACGTCACACAAATTTTAGCCAGATAAGATTGAATTTTGATACATACTATGCTATAGTATTAGTATGTTCGATATTCTGTCACTTATTCCAGGTAAGAAAAAACAAACAAGTAGCGGTTGGACTAGTTTTAACGCTATTTGTTGTGGTCACCGCGGACATAGAGCAGACACACGCCAACGTGGAGGAGTGAAGTTCGACGGACCTAATTGGGTTATGCACTGCTTCAACTGTGGCTATAGTTGTAGTTTTACAGTAGGTAAATCTATAAGTCCTAAATCACGAACATTTTTAAAATGGTGCGGCGTAGATGAAGAACAAATACAAAAGTGGAGCTTTGAAAGCCTACAGAATAGAGATTTGTTAGAAATAGTTCTGGAAAAGAAAAAGATAGAAAATATCAAGTTCAAAACGAAAAAACTTCCAGATAGCGAATTATTAGAAAAAGCTAATCCTAGACATAAGTTTTATGTCGATTATTTACAGAAGCGAGGAATCGACATAGATTCTTCTGAGTTTTATGTGAACCCGGATGCTAAACATAGAAATCAGTTTGGTATCATTATCCCATATTACTACAAGGGAAAAATTGTAGGGAATACTACACGTTTCGTAGATAACAAGATTCCAAAATATATTAATGACCAGCAGCCGGGATATGTGTTTAATATAGACAATCAAAAACCTGAGTATCAAGTTTGTATTGTTACTGAAGGTATTTTTGATGCGTTAAGTATAAACGGCGTGGCTTTGATGCACGATGACATAAGCAAAGAACAAGCTATGTTACTGGCACAGTTGAATAGAAAAATAATTGTAGTACCGGATTTTGATAAGTCTGGTTTAAAGATAACTGACAGAGCATTAGAATTAGGATACCACGTGAGTCTTCCAAATTGGGAAGATGTGAAAGATGTTAATGACGCAGTACTAAAATATGGAAGACTACCTACGTTGTTAAGTATATTAGAATCAGCTACAATGAGTAAGATAAAAATAGAGATGAGGAAGAAACAAATTGCTAAAGGAATATAACGTAGAAGTACAAAAGGTATTTCTCAGAATGATGTTGACTAATGCGGAGTTGTATACCCGTGTAGCTAACATTATGAATGTCGCAAATTTCGATAAGAGTCTGCGTCCAGTTGCCGAGTTCTTCAAGGAACACACTGACAAATATAAAGTTCTTCCAGATACAGCACAGATTAAGGCAACAACAGATATGGACATCGAACCATTGGAAGATTTGTCCGATGGTCATTATGAATGGTTTTTGACAGAGTTCGAAAAGTTTACTAAGCGCCAAGAACTAGAACGTGCGATTCTCAAGTCAGCCGATTTACTTGAGAAGGGCGAATATGATCCTGTAGAGAAATTGATTAAAGATGCTGTCCAAATCAGTCTACAACGAGACATGGGTACAGATTATTTTGCTGACCCGAGAGCCCGACTAATGCAACTAAAAAGCAACAACGGACAAAACTCTACAGGCTGGCCTTGTATGGATCAGAAACTATATGGGGGTTTCAATCGAGGAGAACTACAGATTTTCGCAGGTGGTTCAGGTTCTGGTAAGAGTCTGTTTATGCAAAACTTAGCAGTTAACTGGACTCACATGGGTTTGAATGGTGTATATGTTACGCTTGAACTAAGTGAAGGACTTTGTTCGATGCGTATTGATAGTATGATGACTGAGACAAGTAGCCGTGAGATTTTCAAGTCAATTGATGAGATTGAAATGAAAGTTAAAATGATTGCTAAGAAATCTGGTAAATTACGAATCAAGTATATGCCAGCACAATCGACAGTAAATGACTTACGGGCCTATTGTAAAGAATTAGAAATTCAGACAGGAACAAAGATTGACTTTTTGTGTGTCGATTATCTAGACTTGCTTATGCCTGTCAGCGCAAAAGTCAGCCCATCAGACTTGTTCGTTAAGGACAAGTATGTGTCGGAGGAATTGCGTAATTTAGCTAAAGAATTAAACGTGCTATTTGTCACAGCATCTCAGTTGAACCGATCGGCAGTTGAAGAAATTGAATTTGACCATAGTCATATTTCAGGTGGTATCTCAAAGATTAATACTGCTGACAACGTGTTTGGTATCTTTACAAGTCGTAGTATGCGTGAGCGTGGTCAGTATCAATTACAGTTGATGAAAACACGTAGTAGTTCTGGTGTAGGACAAAAGATTGAATTAGCGTTTGACATTGAAACACTAAGGATTACAGACCCCAATCCAGAAGATCCTGAACAAGCGAGGTTTAGGGGAAATAATCCTCAGCCTAGCCCCAACGATATAATGAGTAAATTAAAACCACAAAGTACAGTAAATGAAATTGTTGGAAATATCGAAATTCCGCAGAAAAAAGTAGTTGTAGACGCTAAAGGTGCCAAACTTCAATCATTACTCAACTCTATTAAAAAAGCATAAATACTAATAGGATATCTACATTATGCAGAGAAAAACTCGTAGCCTATTAGAGGAATTGGAAGCGATCGGTAACAACCGTGATACTAAACATGTCATAGAAAGCCGCGCACACAATATTATCACAAGTGCTATTAATCTATTAGAAATGATTAATAAGCATTATGACCAAGAAAAAGCTCAAATTTTAGAGCGAAAACTCCTCAGTGCTATTAAGTCTAGAGACCAAGGTAGATTCAGTAAAAGTCTGAGGAAGAAGGATGAAACTTAAAGAAGTTATCACAGAGTTAGGACCCATAGATCAAATACGTACTAGCATGTACCGTAACCTAGGTATTGGTGGTCCTGAAGCCAATGAACTTGCCGCCAAAGATAATTTTTTAAAAAGATTCAAGCAACAAGTTAAGTTGAATCAACAATCTGCTGGAAAATACTTTGATTTGCCTGAGTTGGCAAATTCTTACTTAAGTCAGTATGGTTGGGTCGCTAATCCACAAGATCAGGCTAGAATACAAGATATGGCTTCTAGAGGAGATATCGATGAGTTGGCTAACTACATGTATTATATGGGTAGCAAGCAACTTCGCAATCCCAAGACAGGTAACGTAATTGGTGGACAACAGGCAGCACCAGCTGGTGGACAAGCAGGGGGGCAAGCTGGAGGTCAAATGGCCCAAGCAGAACCCGCGCCCGAATTAAGTCAACCCACACAGCAAACTATTAAGCAAATTAGTAAATTGACTGGCAAAGATAACTATGACGATTTAGAACAAATAGCTAAAAACGCTATGCGTCAGTTATATAAACAAAATCCTGCTCGTTATACAGAGTTGTACAAAGAAATTATGACCGGCAAATCTGATGTTAAAAAATTAGGTGCCGTAAACCCACAAGATCCTGCTGAAATAAGAAAACAAAAACTTGCGGCAGCGGCTCTTAACGCCCAGCAACAAATGACTCCGTTTAGTAAATTACCCGCTAAGTCAGAACCTACGCCGGGTGAAATTAGACAGCAAAAACAAGCGACTGCTGCGGATGCGGCACAACAAAACATGATTCCGTTTAGTAAATTACCTGCTAATTCAGGACCTATACCTAGCGAAATCAGACAGCAAAAACAAGCTGCTGCGGCAAGTAACGCACAACAAAATATGGTGCCGTTTACTAAAGTAAATCCTTCCCCTGCGGTTTGGAAAAATAACAGAAATCCAGAAGTACCCGCAAGACGTAGTCCTAAGGTAGCAGAAAATAGACCTTTCTATAGAAGAAAATAATGGAATCTTTAAATATTTTTCGTAGTCTTTTAGAAAATAGCAAAGTTCAACTTCAAAAATTAAATGAAGCAAAAGGACATATAGACCATCCAGAAGATTCTATTTTTCTAGGTGGGTCTAGTTACGCTAAGACTGCCTTACAATCTATAACAAATGTAGTTAAAAATCCTCAAGTAGTCACTATTAAGTGGGACGGTTATCCTGCTCTTATCTTTGGTAGAGGTCCAAACGGTAAGTTCGCCATGATGGATAAGCACATGTTCAATAAAAAAGACGGTACGGGAAGAATGTGTTATACCCCCGAAATGTTTATGAAATACGATGCTGATCGCGGCGTTAACAGGGGTGACTTATATCAGACGTTAGAAACTATTTGGGAAGGTCTTGCTAAAGAAGATCAGGCTGCGGGATACTATTGGGGAGATTTATTATTCAAACAACCTCTACAAGAAAAGAATGGATTCTATACATTCAGAGCCAACCCAAACGGAATCACTTATAAAGTAGATGCTAATGACAAATATTATGGTCAACTACTGAAAAACAAAGTAGCAGGTATAGCAGTTCATACATATCTTCCCGCTAATGCTCAGAGCACCGATGATGGTAAAAGTCTAGAGGGATCCTTAGGGCAATTAAAGAATAATAGTAACGTAGCTATTTTACCTAGCAAAATGCCGATAACTCCTAAGTTAACAATCGATAATTCGTTAATAAATGATGCGTTATCTTATATAAACAAGTACGGACAACAAATTGACGCAATGTTATCCCCACCGGAAGGAACGAAATCCTTTCTAAACAGCAATTTGTTTACAGTTTATATAAATCAAAAAGTTAGACAAGGGTCATTTGAAAATCTATATGATGACTTTATCGAATATCTAAGTACAAGACCTATGAGCGATAAAGTCAGAATGTCATTATTTGGCTATGAAGATGACTCAGGAACATGGCATCCTGGCCACCTAGAAAGATACGAACCTGCTATGGAAGCGGCCTTTAGAATTTGGATAGACATTTACAAGATAAAAATGAATATCTTAGCCCAACTAGACAGAGCGAACGAACAGAGTCCTGTCAAGGGGTACCTACAAGACGGTACTGAAACACACGAAGGATTTGTAGCTTACGGATTCAAGTTTGTAGATAGAATGGGCTTCAGTAGACAGAATCTATTGGGACGCTAAACCCATATTTTTTTACAACAGGCATAAATAAATGTAGAAGCTACATGCTTCAACTAAATTCTAAGAGGAAAATAAAATGGCACAAGTAACAAAAGTACACGGTGACTTTCAACAAGTAATGAACTACGATGCTCCTGACTATACAGTTGGCGCATTAAACGCAGTTACAGATGGAAAAGCAGTTCAACCACAAGGTCCAAAACTAGACTTTTTCACATATACAGCAGCCGGCGCACTAACAACCGCTGAAATCGCAGCTGGTATTCAAACAATCCAACAACTAGCAGTTGTTTACTTGTATGAGTACAGTGCTAACGGTGGCAGTGCTGATACTCTAGCTTTCGCAGTATATCCAGTATCCGCATGGACAACAGCTACACTAGACACAGCTTTACAAGGTCTAGGCGGCGGTTGGGCAGGTGGTGCTACAACAGCAGTAGCTACATTCAGCAACTAATTTTAATTAGTCACAAGAAGCCCGAGAATTTCTCGGGCTTTTTTACCGCTATAAATACAGTATGTCATGTATTATACGCTGTCACACTTTGTTTGATATTACTAGAACGGGGGTTCTAAATCGTAGAATTCCTAGTAATATATCGGAGAAAGAGTCAATTGAATTACAACAAAAAAGAAATAGACAGGTTAATTTTGACACAATAATTCAATTAATATCTTTGCGTAGTTTGCCTGAAGAAATATCAAATATAACAACTAACAAAATTAATTTTGAAGAATTTCAAAATTATGGTTTTTTATTTGAACAAGAGGAAGACCAACTGTCTTATAGTTTCACATTTTCCGTCCCACACATAGGAGTTTTTGATAACGGTATAGAAGATTTAGGATCCTTGTATAACGATTGTCATGAGGTGCCCATGCTGAAGGTAGGGACAGAATGGGAAAAATTACCGCATCATTTGGACACTAGCCCTGAAATGCGAAATATTTACTTTGAGGTTATAGTAAATGAATGAAGCTAAAATGTTTAAAATCTTAAAAAGATTAGTTGACAAGTCAGAAGTAGAATATCTATCAGAAAACATTGTTTTTGATAACAACGGTGTCTATGAATTATACAATCAATATACCATAAAGAAAACTGAGCATGGATATGTAGTGAACAAGAAAAACATACATCTAGACCAATTGTTCTTTAGCATAAGAAATGCTGTAATTTGGATAAGTCTGGACAAGAGGAACAAAACAGTAGAAGCTAAAGATGTGTTAAGTCTGGACAATAAATTAGCTAGCGCAGTCTATAGTATAAAGCACTATGCTGAACTAACCAAAAGAGCCGTAGATTTAGATAAAAAATCTCTATACGTATGTAAGTACAATGAGGGCAACGTCAAAAAACGCCATACTATGGAAAAATTAAACGAATACGCTATAGAAACAAAAAGGTGGCAAGAGCGAAGGTTCGCTGAGGTCACCAAATATTAATTAATTGATAAATACATAATCAGTTACTAGGAAAGACTATGAAACTAACAGAATTTAACGCAAAACCATCTATGGTCGCTAAGAAGGCTTTAAAAGAGCATTTCAACACCGACATTAAATTAGAAGGATTGAGTCTATACGACACACAGCGCATGATGCGTAAGGTTAACGGCCTTATGAATGAAATGCGTCAGAGAAGCAACGGATTGAATACAGAAAACAATCCAGCTTATTTGAAATTAGTGTTTATGGAACAAGCATTAATTCATCACTATGGTGAATTAAAAGCTCTACCTATGTATAACACTCGTCTAGTATTTGAAAACGAAGAAGTTGAAAAGTCTCAAGTTATTTTAGCTGCCCAAGAAATGGTGGACGCAGTTCAGAAAATGGTTGAGCAAGTCAGCGATATGTTAGTCAAAGAACTACCAGCAGTCGTTGACGGAGTTAACAGTGAAGTTGGAACTAATGAAGGTGAAGCATTTAACCAACAAGTCTCTGAGGCTCTAGCTTCGCTACAAGCGTCACTAACACAAACACAAGGCACATTAAAATCAGCATTAGGATCCATTACTGGTCAAGGCGCTCCAATGGGAGACATGGGAGCAGAAATGGGATTAGGTGGTGATGAAATGGCCGCCGGCGATGAGTTAGGTGGCGACATGGAAGAATTAGGCGGTGAGCAACCTGATAGTGAATTAGGTGATTTACCTGAAGAGCCTGATGAAGAAGAACCAGTAGCAAGTATTGGTCGCTCAACACGATAATATGAAACTGTTTGAGTTTGCTGATGACGATCCGTTAAGAGTTAAGTTGGTTGCAGTTACCGACCAACTTAAAAATCGTATTGTCCAAGCTGGTCAAACAATATCAACGGACCAATTATTAGACTTTTTAAAAGCAAATGATATTGTACTAGACAAAGCTGATTTATTTGATATAGTTAAAAAAGAACCATTAAAAAATATTATACATAATGTTAATAAAGATGAAGTGATATTCAAAGGTCAAGAAGGAGCAGAACAAATGGGAGCTGAACCTAAACAAAGTGATTTAGAAAAAACACGACAACAAATGGCAAAGAAGCAAGCGAATAAATTGTAACCAAATAGATTGTACTATGTAGAAATATGTAGTACAATTTTTTTATGTACATACCTAATAAATTTAATTATGTGTCTATCAATCGAATAGACACCCCAGAGGGAAGACGATATGCTACCCCTGATGGAGAAAAGTTACCCAGCGTAACAACAATACTTTCCGCAACAACTCCAAAAGAAAAAATAGAAAAACTAAACGAATGGCGAAATAGAGTGGGTCATAAACAGGCTCAAGCTATTACTACAGAGGCTGCGGGCCGTGGTACACGAATGCACAAGTGGCTAGAAAACTACGTCAAAACTGGCGCCACCGGTGAACCCGGAAGCAACCCATACAGCAAACAATCACATCAAATGGCTCAATCTATTATTGAAAGAGGATTGAGTAAATGTACAGAATTTTGGGGTACAGAAGTTCCATTGTATTTCCCTAAAATTTACGCAGGTACAACTGACCTAGTAGGAGTTCATGATGGCTTAGAATGTATAATGGACCACAAACAAACAAATAAACCTAAAAAACGTGAATGGATTGAGGATTATTTCCTACAATTAGCTGCCTACGCTAATGCTCACAATGAAGTTCACGGAACTAATATTAGAAAAGGTGTTATTTTTATGTGTTCAGCGGCCAATGAATATCAGGAATTCATTGTAGAGGGCAATGAATTTGATGAATGGACAACACGTTGGTTCCGCAGGTTAGAAGAATACTATTCCAAGTTCCTGTAAACAGCGATAAATAGTATAATCAAATAAAGATTATACTATGGCTATTGTACAGATTTCAAAAATTCAGCATAGAACCGGGGCTAATGTAGATTTGCCTCAACTTGACATAGGCGAGTTGGGCTTTGCTACAGACGAGCAACGTTTATATATAGGTAATGATCCTACGATTATTCCTCCAGTTGGTCCTGGCGCAACAACACAAACTGAAATTCTAACAGACGCTAGTCCATTAAGTTTTGGAAAAATCACTGGCTCTAGCAATTTAACATTAAACACTAGTAATATACAAATTGGTCAAACACTAGTAATCGATTACAATTCAAACATAGGAAACATCGTAAAAAATTACGACGGAAATCTCTTATATAGTAGTAACAAAATTAATTTAGGTCCTGCCGCTAATATGAAAATAACTGGTGGCACAAATGGTTTTGTATTAGCAACAGATGGTACAGGTAATCTTAGTTGGGTTACAAACGGGGCACTAGCATACAAGATTCAAGGGTTTTCTGACAATGGTGACGGAAACACACTAGTGACAACAAGCACTCCTCACTTTTTTGGTACAGGAACTAGCGTCACTATTAGCGGAGTGTTACCTTCAGGAGCAGTACGTAGTAGTATTCAAACATCAGGTGTAAGCGCAACAAACCAATTCTATGTAGCGAGAGTTTCAAATACAACGTTTACAATACACGACGAAAGTAACGTGGCGTCAGCTACTAGTAAAATAGGATACAATCCTTTATGGGCTGGATATACTGCAAACTCTGCTGACATTATAGGACAAATCACACCAACTGGAAACATTACACTTGTTGGTACTAGCAATACCCAGATTCTCTTTAACGATACTGGCGCAGCGTTAGGTGGAAGTAGTGCTTTAACTTTTGACCAAACTACTAACGTATTAGCAATTAGCGGTGACTTAAACATAACAGGATTTGTTAATGGTAATGTAATAGGATATGTCGATGGTGAAATAGGATCATCCACACCTAATAATGCTACATTCACAAGCATTCAAGTAAATAATAACGCTAATGTAGTTGGAAATTTAGATGTAGGTACAGACGTTAATGTTACCGGAAATATTAATGTAACAGGCAACGTAGCATTTGATGAAGGTTCTGCCAACAATGTTAGTTCAGTTAATCTTACTGCTACAGGTTTCATTCAACTACCGGTATATGTTGATGATACTGCTAGAGATGCTGCAATTACTTCCCCTGCGGAAGGTATGCTGGTATTCAACCAGACCGGAGCTAAATTCCAAGGATATGATGGCTCTGCTTGGATAGATTTAAACTAATCTGATAAATACATAGTTCATTGAACTCATATCACATTCGGTGAGTATGGGCCCTAGAACGGTCGCATAAGGAATAAAAAATGCCCTCTAAATTAAAAATAGTAAAAACAAACGCTGCTGCAGTACCTGATGGTTTAGTAGACTCTGGTTTTAATAACCCAGATGGTTCTAGCAATACATATGGTATCGTTGGTGGCGCAACCAGTATTACTGGTGAACAGATTCTACCACGTGTAGCTATTGCTAAACCCGCTGTAAGCGGTACATTGTATACAACTGCCGGTAATGCTACAGCATATGGTATGGTTACAAATCTATCTTTCTTGTCAGCTAACAGTGCTGTTGGATATGTAGATAGTACAGGATCTACTGTTGACTTAGGAAAAGTAAGTGGTAGTGTACCATCTGGAATTCTTCTAGCAATCACCAATACTGTAGCAACAGGTTCATTCATTGTTACTTCAGGAAATGCTCAAACTTCAGGTGGAGCAGGTACACCAGTATGGTTTGATACAACATTCAACGCAATTAGTGTTAACACACCTTATTATATCAAGAGTGTTGCTAACGCAACTCACTTTACCGTTTCTACAACATTAGGTGGTCCAGCAGTCGCTGTTACTACACAAAACGGTATTACTGCTAATTTAAACCAACAACCATTAACACTTGCTGCCAATGCTACAGAAACAGTAGCCGATCAGCCATTTGTTTATGCTGACAACGCGGCCGGTTATATTTTACGTCAGCGTGGTAAGCGTAAGTTCTTGGTAGCTGACGGCACTACCGTAAATGATGAAAATATTGTAACTGGAAGTGCTTATCGTATTGTTAGCGTTGGTACAACTGATTGGCAAGCACTAGGCGCTGGTCCTGATGCAGCCGCAGGAAAGGTATTTACTGCTACTGCTAATGGTACTGGATTAACGACAACTGGTACAGCACATCTAGTAGGCGTATGTAAGACTGCCAACTTAGCAAATAACGCATTGACATTAAACACAATGAATATTCTTGCTACTAAAGCAGATACAAATACTGTCTACGTTGATGGTTTAACAAGTCATCAAATCACTGACTTCACAAACAATGGTACCGATCAAAACTCAGGTACACATTTCTATGCCACATTCAATGGTGCTTTTGCTGCTAACGCGGCTGCCGGCATCAACTATGCTGGTGTAGATATCAGAAGTGCTTAATTAGCATCTACCCAACAAAAAAGCCGCATTATGCGGCTTTTTTTATTAACTCTTTTAATTTTTCTTGTACAACCTCAAAATTAATTGTATTAAATAATCCGGGATGTAGTGGCTTAGGATAATGTTCTGGATCTACCCAGCAATAGCCACAATGTTCATCATTGAGTATGGGTATAAATTCATCTTCAACTCTACAAAAGAATGTATGATAAACAAATTGGTTGTTGACAAATTTTTGTATGGGTATCAGTTTAGCATTATTCGGAAAGAATTCTATTTCTTCCATACATTCTCTTGCTACACCTTCTAATAAGGTTTCGCCCATTTCTATCTTACCACCGGGGATTCCCCAATTACCTGGGTTTTTCAAGTCATTGCGTAGCAAATATAAGAAACGATTTGTGTTTTCACTATAGAAAAAGATTCCGGCTGAGATATTCATATAGATATTATAGCATAAAGATATTATATTACAATACTATAGTCACCCTCATCATACCAACCTTCATAACTCTTCATCCAAGCACCATCAGCCCAACGATATTGTACGCCTGTGTTCAAATTGGTTACGTATTGTATTTCGTGTAGGTACTGAGAATCAAAGCTAACTTGCCAATCAGTTCCGTCATATTCAATGATACTATTGGCTAATGCTACTACATTACCCCAGGCAGAAGAACCGCCGTTAGTATTAGTATCACTACCTATATCATCTACAATAAGATAACGCTGTCCTATATTAGCAGGAGGGAGTCCTTCACCCGGTCCTTTGACCAATGGATTAATGACGCTCAATACAGGGTCTAATGTATTTTCTGGTAAAGTATCAGGATCTACATTAAAGATTAACAATCTATCATCAGTTGGATTGAAAGCAATAGTACCTACTATTTCTGTATCCATATATGGATTTTGTAACCATATCTGACTAACTCCAGGTCTTACTGTGCCGTATACGTTTAATACACTTTGCCAATATATTTCAGTGTTGGGGCTAGCTGGCAAATCTAAATTCTGATTATTCGGATTAAATGGTTGATTACTAGGCACTAACTGTAATGTATTGCCTATGAATAAAATTTTATATCCATATGGTGTTATTTTTTGTCTGGTCCCCAATAGCATGTCATCATCCTGCATATCTGATAAAGCATTACCCTTGAATATGCTAGCGATAATCTTATGAATAACACCGAGCTTCTTAACTTTAGCACTTGAACTTATCCATATAGGCATATAAAACTTCCATGACATAACATCAATGGGGTTACCAGTGCCCTGAGGAATTGTTCTGCTACTAAATGTTAATCCGTCCTGATATACAACGGATAAAGAGGTCCAGTCAATAAAGTTATCCGTAGACTGAATCTCCATGCTAGGATTAAAAAGTACTCCCAACTGTTCAATCAATTCAAGTTTTTGATTATAGTTTGTAGTCCAAAAATCTACTGTAATTCTCAATGTATAGGGTACAGGCATTACACGTTCTACAGTAAATGCTTGACCTTGTGTTGTCTGATATTGTTGTGTTTCTGGATTATAGCTTCTTTGACGAACATTGACCTTATCAATGAAGTAAGGATCTTGAGTTCTCTTTTGGTCATACTCTAAACCAGTAATATAATATGTAATCAATGGAGCACTAGGCAATTTGCTAGGGCTATTTTCATTCAATACAGCCGCCGCCATTCTGCTACTGTCCCCGTACATAATAGGCACACGTATTAGAATATCATTTCCGGCAGGGTCTTTACCTTTAGTAACTTGCCAATTACTGAATATTCTCGCAAATTGTACTAAAAATCTGCGTATCTGATTGTCATAGAAAAATTTTGCCATATTATTAATCTGGTGTTAGTTTGAACAATGAGCTTAGTGGCTGCTGTTGTGGGACTACAGTGCCATCCGTTAGTGTTAATGTTTGTTCGTTGTTGATAAAACTTGCTAATTGTGATTGTTGTCCTGGTACAGTAGTATCGAAAGCTACCCCACCTCTAGAACTTATACCAATTCTTATCCATAAACCTCCGTCCCAACGATATAAGAGATTAGGCAGATAGTCAACACGTAAGAAATAATCTCCTACTGAAGGGTTAGCTGGGAAAGTAGTACCCGAACCTACTGGAAGTCCGTTAGGAGCAGTACCATCACCAATCATGTATCCATTTGTATAACCAAATCCTTCAGGTGTAACTCTGGCTATGAATTGGAATCTAGGATCGCAGTCCGCTCTAAAGTCCATTTGTTGAGAGACAACAAATCCTTGTTGTTCAAAACTAGCAACTGCCGCTTGTATCTCAGTACCGGCGGGCATGAAAGCTATCGTAGGAATATTAACGGTAAATGTGTTGTTTAAATAATCAACTCCAACTACAAATGTTCCGGGAGCAAATATATCAACTTCTGTTCCGTTGGGGCTTAATGTTCTAGCAACAATGTCTACTTCATGTACAATTTCTTTTGGTACTACTTGTGCGCTAATCACTGTACTTCCAATTGGTACCTCTAAACTGGTCATGTAAATTGGTGGGAAGTTATCAGCAGTAGAATATGTATTGTCAGCAGTACCGTATGGGCCTGTAATCTCGCCCATTGCTTTAGCAGTTAACACTAACGTTCCATCTACTTGTCCACTACCAGTGTCAGTTCTTTCTGGTGGTAACTTAGCTGTTTGTAGTAACAAACCTACGTGCTTTTTTAAAGCATCAGTTTCTTGTTCAGTTAATTGCCATAGTCGCTTTCTAGCTTCAGCACCTATTCTAATAACTGGACTAGGATTTTTATATTGAGCACTAAAAACAAATTGAACGTTTCCTGGAATAGGGGCGCCGTTTGGTACAATTACGTTTACCGGAGGAGCAGGCTCACCATCAAATGTAGGAACAAGATACAATTGACTTCTATCGTAACCTGTCTTAGGAACAATGCGTTCAGCCTCAGCTATAGCCGCATCGTTGATAGCAATATTTTCATTGTAACGACCTATAATGTCACGTAAATTATCAGCAGTATCTAATTGCCAATACAATGGATCTGTTGGAGCGATTCCGGCCGGCACGTTTTGTTTAGGAGTATATGTTTTATCACCATATGTAACGGTATACCCCGGTACATATGTTTTATTAGGATCCCAATCACCTAAATAATTATCCTTCTCAATTGGCTGACTTAATATATTACTGAATTCTTGGCTATCAACTAATGGCTCACATTTAATACGCCATAAATGAGGATACCATGTTTGACTAAATCCTTCACTAGCGAAATTACCATCAGTAATTTGATAATATCTACGCAATCCTATCGGGATAGTTTCATTTAATGGATGATAATCAGTTAAATGAGGTAATTCTAATACGTCTCCCACCATTAATTTTCTACCCAACAATTCAATCATTTCATTATAATGAACTGTTATGAAAATAATATCATTATTTAAGAATAATCCAAACTGACTTAAATCGAAATCTAAATTTTGTACGTTATAATGCCCACGCAATCTATAGATATCTTTATCATATACTCTATCTCTATTTTCTAGGAATAATAAATCTTGTATGTTCTTTGGATTTAATGTATCATATTGCGGTTGTGTAAAATCTTGACTAGGTCCTTGATTTGGAATGCCTAAATATTTGTGAACATATAAATCCGTTCCACCCACAACAAACATTTCCTTAATTGTTCTGTCAAGGAATCTATAATCTTTGGTTTTTTCTGGGCGGTAAAGCGATAATCTAGGCATGTCTTAATCCGTATACTTATTATTTATGACAAAAGTACTACCGCTAGAACTTGACAAAAAATGGTACTTCATATATAATAGATGAATCTTAATAGGAGTGTTCATGGCAACTCGCAAGCCGAAAAAGACTGACGACCATTTTATCAAGTCATTGAATCCCCGTGATCCGGATACTAAGTATTTGGGTGACGAACCTTTCTTCCCCACTCAACCTGTAGACATTGAGCGAAGGATTGCTTTGGGTCGAGGATTTACGTGGTATAACCGATTTTACGGCAAAAAAGATGCCCGTGAAATGCTTTGCCAGTATTTGGATCATAACAACCGTACCAATGAAGCAAAAATTTTGCGTAAGGTTGATGAAAAAGAATTTTTGATGACGTTGTGCTGGCTGGCTCGCATGTCACTGCGCGGTCTGGAACTGTCTGAGCATGAAACAGCTACCCTAGAAAATGAGATTGCCAGGCTTTCTAAACTTATCGCAAAGCCAGAAGTAGTTGAAAAAGAGGAAGAAAAGCCGAGTAATCGTCCTAATGTTCAGGAAATCATGCGTGACAAAGCCCGCGAAGCTGCCGGCGAACTTGAAGGCATGTTTGATGAATATTTCCTTGATGGTAAGACCAGTCAAAAGACAGTTGATATCGTTGCCCGATTCAACGTACTGCCCCAACACATCCCTATGATTGTTGAATACTGGAAACGTAAGCAGGAAGAATTTACTAGCCTTTCCGAGGGTGACAAAGAAATCAAAGAAGGTTATCGTGACATGGGCAAAGTCCAACTCAGGAATCTGCTCAAGTTTATTGACCAAGTCTTGGGCGATCTGAATAGCTACATCAGCATTAAGAAAGCGGCTAAAGCTCCTCGTAAGAAGAAAGCTGTGCCGATTGAAAAGGTTGTGGCTAAACTCAAGTACCTCAAAGAATTCAAAGATGCCGCAAACAAGTTGGATCTGATTAGCGTACATCCGACTAAACTTCACGGAGCAAGTGAGGCATGGGTGTATGACACTGCTAAACGTAAGCTCCATCACTATATTGCGGATGAGTACAGCAAGAGTTTTACTGTCAAGGGTAATACTATTCTTGGCTTTGACACTAACAAATCCGAAATCAAGACCTTGCGTAAGCCGGGTGAACAAATCAAAGAGGTCATGGGTTCTAAGCCCGCGGCACGTAAATTCTTTGATAGTATCAAGGCAGTTGCGACTACCCCCAATGGTCGCTTCAATGAAAATATGATTATTCTGAAAGCATTTTAATGAGAGAAAAAGTAAAAGAGTTGATGAAACAAGCCGGTACTGACAGTAGCGGCAAATGGATGAGCATCGATAATTCCGAAAAGTTCGCCGAGTTGATTGTTCGGGAATGTGCCCGAGTAGCAATAGAAAAGCAAACTGAAAATGACATCAATAATATTGTGAGTAAAAATCCTGCAAAAGAT